GAATTGAATGTGGCTGCGTATCCGCGTACGGTTTTCTTTTCCTCTCCATCCATCGCCCTCAACTCCAATCCGAATGTTCTTATTTCTTTTTCCATTATTGTTATGTGTTTTCTTTAGAATTCGATGCTAATGGCATTCCGTATTCATCTCCACCTTCGTATCCGTTCAACCCTTCCTTCTTTCGTATCTCATTCGGATTCAATGCGCGAATGTTATACATCGTTTGATATAACCTTGCTCTTGAATCGGTATCACCTTGTAACAATCCATCTAAATCAAATTTGACAAAGGTTTTTCCCCATTGATCTCTCGGAAACAATTTGGAGTTAAATTCGGATTCGATTCTCTTTGTCCAGCTACGCAATGTGTATTGAACAAAGATTCGGTTTAATAATTCAGCATTGTTAAAGGTTTCGGATTGACCCAACAACGTAACTGGAACACCAGTAATATTGCTAATGTCTGTAATTGTCAGACGTCTGCCTTCGATGTCATTAGCATCAACTCCTTTTCCTGTTGCTCTGTATTTAACTCCATTACTCAACAATGCCGTTTTCCCACTATTGTCTGGTCCTTGGTAATTTCTGTTCCAACTCTCCTGGATTATATCGCGTTGTTCCTTTGATAGTGCTTGATCCGTTTCTAAAACACCTCCGATTTGCGCTCCATTACCGTAAAAATTCGCACCGTGTTGGATTTCTGCTATGCCGCGTCCAAGTGTATCTTGTTGGTAATCAATAACGGATTTGCCTAAAATTCCATCTTCGGAGTACATACGCAAATGAATAATTTCCGAAGCTGGAACAGACGCGCCGTGTTCGTGGATGTAATAAAAATATTCTCCTTCAACCTTGAATTGTTCCCATTCTTCCGTAATTAAATGCAATCTGTCAATGTTTCCAGAAGAATCGGTCATTATATGGATTAATGCGTTTCCACCTTTGTAGTTAGACGATCCGGTAAACATTTGCCTCACCAAGGTTTCCATATAGGTGAACTTGTCGCGAGTCGGCTCTGGTCGGAAATTGATTAAAGGATATAACGGATGGTTTACGGCTTCGGTAATGTTACCTTCTTCGTCTTTAGTGTAAACCGAAAACGGTAAAGATGCGATTTGTTCGGATAATATCGTTACCGCTCTAAAATAAGCTGGTATTGCTTGGCTTGTTTTCCAGTTAACACTTACTTTCGCTCTTGAAGCTGAAAACAATACGGTTTGCCAAGTTGACCAATCCTTTGCTGGTCCAATCTTGGAATAAATGGCTGCTCTTGCCGTTTGGAACGGCTTAATTACACGTTGGATTAATCCCATAAACAAATATTTGCGATTTTTATTGGTAAAAACCAAAAAATAATTAACAAAGTGTTGTTATTTGTTAACTTTTTGTATATTGTGCTATTCATTAATCAAAAATCAATCAAAATGAACGATTACAAAGACCTTTTTTCTATTTACGGTGAGTTCGATGGCAAATTTTACCTTGAAACGTACAAGGATCACAAAGCAGCCTATTCAAGATATAGCGAATTATCTTGGAAGATGTTGCAACGCGCTACAAAACAATGGAAAAGAAATCCAGATTTGATTCCGCAGTATTATGAAACAACTAAAGATGGATTCAGTAAATCAAGTCATTGTCGAATCGGACACATTTATATCGATAGGATTCCGGAAGAACACGAAATAAATTAGTATATTCACGCATCAAAGTTGGTCATAGTTACGGTTTTTATTACGTTGCCGCTCATTTTTTGGGCGGCTTTTTTTATTTTAATATACCGCGTAACCATTTCGACTTCATAACTCTGAACGTTCCGTAATTTTTGTACTTGTTAATTCCTTTTTGTTTAAAATGCCATTGTTCTGTAGCGATATACGCTTGGTGATAACTCATTTTGGTATCGACTATGCTAAAAAAGTAGTCGAAGTATTCCTTGTTGCTCATTTTGTGTAATTATATGAAAGATATAACCTCATCTGCGTTGAATGGTGTTTGACCTTTTTTGCTATCCATATAGGCTGCATAACACATCGCCAAAACGACCATTCCATCGATTTTCTCTTGGCTTTTGGATTTGTCAAACATAATCAATCCGGTGTGATTGGTTTTAATCGTAATATTTCCAGCCATCCATCTTAAAATAGCATCGCCACCGTGCCATACCTGACCTTTTTCGATTAACGCTTCCAATTCTCGAATCGGCTCGTTATATGAAACGACCGTTTGTCGAAATTCGCGCATCGGAACACCTTCCGCATATAGTTCCGAAGCGAATTGAGTGCTTTGCCAAGGATCATAATATATTTTTTGAATTGCATAATTATCCATTGATTCGTTTATGTCAGTACGAACCGCATTGAAATCGGTTACATTTCCTTTCGTTAGGTTTAAATTTCCCTCCTTCGCCCAATCCAAATACGGAACTCCATCCTTTTTGGCTCGGAATTGCGCACCTTCTTCTGGACAATAGTATTTTGCCTTAAATATGAAACTGTCGCGGTCTGGTGTTGGTGGGAACAAGATTCCAAAACAAGTTAAATCCCATTTGGTAGATAAATCCACCGCAGCGTAACATTCGCTGCCAATTATTTCGGATTCAGATACGGATTTATTTCCTTTCATCCAAATCTTGTCTGTTATCCAAGTTTTGGATTGCCGGACCCATATATTAAGGTTCTTGGTTTTAAAATTAATCTCGGCAGATTGGCCTTCGTTTATAGCTTTTGTGTATTCCGTTCTCAATCCTTCCCAACTCGGAGTTGTGCCAATGGATGGATTTGCTTTTTGCCAGGTTTCTTCCTTGTGCCAATCATCTTCCTTGTTAGCTGCGAAGATTAGTCCGAATGTACTAATGTCATCCTTTTTACCGGACACGATGTCATTCACAACCTTTCGGTATTGGTGGCAAGGTCCATTGATGTTAAATCCGGCAGTTGTAATTATAAACAACAACGGTTGCGTCCTATTAACCATTCCAGATGCAAGGTTGCGTAATATTGAATCGTCCTTTGCTTCGTGGTATTCATCAATAATTGCAAAATGTGGACGAACTCCATCTAATGTTTTTGAATCGGCTGCAATCGGCTTGAAACTCGATTCACCTTGCAAGTTTTTCAATCCACGAGTTGTAATCGAATCGTAAACTTTGCAAATACTTGCAAACTTCTTTGATTCTTGCATAAATTGAGTTGCCATAACCTTTCCAGCATTCCAACAAATGGTTGCCTGGTCGTATTTGTTTGCAGCAGAGTAGCACTCTGCACCCATTTCTCCATCAAAAAACGCACCGATTACACCAAGCGCACCGGCAAATTCAGATTTTCCATTTTTTTTGCTTACTTCCACATACGCTTTGCGCGTAACTCGGTAATTATTGCGCTTGTACTTCCAACCAAATATCCAACTCAATACAAATATCTGCCACGGCAGTAATTGGAAAGGTTTTCCATAATATTCTCCGGATGTATGCCGAAGCATTCTGAAAATAGTGATAATCCTTTGAACTCCATCCGCATCGTAATAAATATCCGGATTCTTTTCGAATTGCTCCCACCTTTTGACCGCTGCCAATTCTAAATCGCCGCAGATTCGTTTGCCTTCTAAAACGTCAGATATGTATTCGCGAACTTCCAATTATCCAGTATGACTCTGGTTCATTATAATATCGAACGGATCGGATACTTCTTCGGCTTGTTCGTTTCGCATCTTGTCGCGAACGGCTGGAGTCAAACCGAGTTGCTTTAAGAATCCTTCAACGTGAGCCAAGTGCGTTTTATAAACGGTCAATTCCGGGCTAACTTGCCTGGATCCATTTGGGTACGTTTGAATTTGATTTCCTTTCAATTCTGCATCGGCTTCTTCCAATAGCTGAATCGAACGAGCGCACCTGGTTACAATTACCGAATCCGCTTCGTTTAAAAGTCCGCAGTATTCTAGGTCCTGAACCAATCGGTCAAAGTACCTTTGTTCTTGAATGTTTAGTTTCTTATATGGTTTCATAAGTTTCAATATTTTCTGAAAGTTGTGAAAGTCCCCTCTCGGTTAAAATTAGTGTGTGAAAGAACGCTCA